AAGGAAACTTAACATAAACAAACACAAGTTGTATAATTACAAGAATGATGACTTCAAGGCTCAGACCCTTTGGAAAAACTTTGGAGAACAACAAAACATTTTTGTAAATTATGACTTATTTGGGTCGGTTACGGGTCGTCTTACGACTAAACCCGGCTCATTCCCGATAATGAACGTAAAAACGGAATTAAAAGACATTGTGAGGCCAACAAACGATGTGTTTATTGAAATAGACTTCAATGCTGCCGAGATTCGAACATTGATTTCGCTATCAGGACAAGAACAACCTCAGGAGGACATACATGAGTTCAATAGAAAAAACTTATTTAGAGAAGGATCAAGGGACGATGCAAAAACTCGCTTCTTTGCGTGGCTTTATAACCAACGATCCACGAAGATCCAATCAGATTTTTATGACCGAGAAAGAATACTTGAAAAACACCATAGAGAAGGATACATACACACACCCTTCGGAAGAAAGATAGAGTGTGACCAATTCCATGCTCTCAACTATCTGTTGCAATCAACTTCGAGTGATAACTGCATGGATCGCGTAAATAAGATAAACAAGTTCCTCATCGGTACCAAATCACATGTTGCATTCACTGTTCACGACTGCGTTATTGTTGATTTGTCCTTTGAGGACCGCCAAATCATCCCTCAGTTGAAAGAAATCTTTGAGGACACAAAACTCGGACATTTTATGTCCTCTGTTCACATCGGAAGAGACCTTGGTAATATGGAGAAGTTACAATGGTAATTATTGGACTGGGAAAAGCCGGCTGTGCTGTTGCAAAACTCTTCAAGCAACACAAGACATACCAAGTTGTTCTTTTAGATGAGGGCAAAGGTATTAAGAAATGTAATACGGTTGAAGAATATGACCAGGTAGAATACAACCCTCCCAAAACATGGCTGAAAAAGCACTCTGAGGCCCTTGTAATTACTTGCGGTAGTGGTAAGGTGTCCGGTGCTATTCTACGCGTTCTAGAGCCTCTCAAGGACCTTAGAACGACTGTTTGTTACATCACGCCTGAATTGGATTATCTTTCATCAGATGCTAAGAAAAGAAACCGAGTGCACTTTAATGTATTGCAGGAATTCACCCGTTCTGGTATGATTGATGAGATGATTCTGTTTGATAATGAACTAACATTGGAAAACTTTGGTCACGGTTCGATTAAGGACTACTATGATAAAGCGAATCACTATTATTATTCCGCGATACACATGAACAACTTCTGTAAAAATGTTGAGCCAATCTTTGGAGAACACCATACACCGAGAGAGGTTTCGAGAATCACGACACTTGGTATGGGATTTCTTGGAGAAAATAAAGAAAAGTTATTCTTTCCGCTTGACAACATTACAGAGACGTGTTACATTATGAATGTGAGCAATGATGATCTAGAAACTAATGATGATCTAATCCCTGCCATCAAAGAGATGGCCTATGTCAACAAAGAGTTAGAAAGAGAAACATCGTTCGCTGTGTATGAAACTCCACATGATACTCATTTTTATGTGAAGCACTTCACTCACTTCTTACAAGAAAAGTAATAAAAAATCCTTGACAACAACAAGCAAACATGTTACATTATAAACGTAGTCAAAAAGATTACACAACACTCATTAACAAACAAAGGAGTCACAATGAGCATCACAAACCAATTTCGAGTAAACACCGTAACCTTCACTAAGGCTGACGGAAACCAACGCACCATGAACTACATTAGTTTTTCGGATCTTCCGCAACAATTTGTTAGTTCATTTGCAAAGCCACGAACAATGGCGCCTGGTATGGAAATAGTATGGGACATTGATAACAATGGTTTCCGAACCATTAACTTCAATCGACAAGTAGGTACTATCCGAACTAGTGACCGTCAAGTAACCATTACCCGAAGTTAACGTTCTCGAGTTTTGCTGGTTTCTCACACAAAAAACCTTCAATTTTTAACCACGGAGACAACATGAGCAAGAAAAAAACATACAAAGGTCGTCCTGTAAAGGATTCTTACCAAACTGAAGGTCAAGGATGGAGCGGCGATGATACCTACCACAAAGTATCAGACGGTAAAGGTGGATATAAATACGTCGATGACCATGAACTAGACTAAAAAAAGACATTATTACTTGACAACACACTTAAAACATGTTATATTATAAATGGACGTAAGGTAAAAACCCTGCGTACCTTAGTGAATAAACACAAAAAAATAGTAAAATATAAGGAGACAAATTACTATGGCTATAAATCTCGAAGCAATGCGTGCCAAACTTAACGCTTCTAAAAACGGCACATCAACTAATAAAAAGAATGACTTTAAATGGAGACCATCTGAAGGAGACCAAACAATTCGTGTTCTTCCTACAGAAGATGGCGACCCCTTTAAGCAATTCCACTTCCACTATAATGTTGGAAGAAACCCCGGCATTTACTGCCCCAAGAAGAATGATGGAGATGATTGCGCAATCTGTGAGTTCGCATCTAAACTTTGGCGTGATGGCGTTGAAAATGATGATGGACAACTTAAGCAAGAAGCAAAGAAGCTGTTTGTTCGAAAGCGTTTTTATTCACCAATTCTTGTTCGTGGTAAAGAGACTGAGGGTGTAAAAATTTGGTCTTATGGAAAGACTGCCTATGAAACCCTTTTGGGTTATGTTCTTGACCCTGATTATGGAGACGTTACAGATCCTGAAACCGGAACTGACATTGTTCTCAACTATCATGTACCAGGAACACCAGGTTCTTTCCCGAAGACTACTCTTAAACCTCGTCGGCGCCCAAGCGTTCTCTGCGACGAAGCAGTAGCCGATTGCGCTGAACTGCTGAGTTCCATTCCTGAAATCGAAACACTATTCGACAAAAAGAATGCAGATGATGTACAGGCTCTACTTGATGACTACTTGTCCTCCGATTCGTCCTCCGAAAGTCGATCAAGAGAGACCTCTAAGTACTCACAGAAAACAACGGGCATCGACGAGGCCTTTAAGAACTTTATGAAAAATGACGATTGAGCCATAGTCCTCCTGTGTTGTGTGAGGGAGAGTCATCCGCCCTTGGTTGGAAAAAAGGGATGGCACATTTTTTAAACAAAGGAAAACAAAAATGAGATACGTAATTATTCTAACTTCCCTGTTGGCTTGTACTGCTGACAAAGAGGAAGAAACTGCCGAACCAGTAGAGGAAGTAGTTGAAGAAGTAGAGGAGGTCGAAGAGACTGAATCCGAAGAAACAGAAGAGTCAGAGGAATCTGAAGAAACTGAAGAGAGTACAGAAGAAGAATAAAATAACTGGGAGGTTAAATGGGGAGTGTGTTGAAAATGTCATCTAAGGCTGGAAAAATTGATCTATCAGCCATGAAAAAAAGGATCAATAAGTCTGTGGGTATGAATGTTGCCCATAACCTTAATGAAGATAATCCGACAGCAGTAACCGAGTGGATTCCTACTGGTTCTCGTTGGCTGGATTCAATCACATGTAGGGGAAAACTCGCTGGTATCCCGGTGGGTAAGATCATCGAAATTGCTGGTCTATCTTCTGCCGGTAAGTCTTACATGGCTTGCCAAATTGCCGCAAATGCTCAGAAAATGGGACACTTTGTTGTGTACTTTGATGCTGAGTCTGCAATTGACCCAACGTTTCTAGAGCAAGCAGGGATAAACGTAAATGATGACTTTATGTATGTTCAGGCTGTATCAGTAGAGAAAACTCTGGAAACAATCGAAATGACAATGACAGACTATCCTGATAACCAGTTCTTGTTTATTTGGGATTCTATTGCGGCAACTAGTTCCGAGAAAGAACTAGAGGGTAATTTTAATCCTCAAAGTTCAATGGCGGTAAAGCCTCGCATTTTTGCTCGTGCTTTTCCGAAACTTACCGTTCCCCTCGCAAACCAGCAGTGTACGCTGTTGTTAATTAACCAGCTAAAGACCAACATTACTTCAAATGTTGCTGAGGCTATGACAACCCCGTACATCGCTCCCGGCGGTAAGGCCATTGAATATTTCTCCTCGTTACGAATCTGGCTCACAAAACGAAAGGCGAAAGCCGCTTATGTTACTGATGAATCAGGTGTGAGAAAAGGCTCTGAAGTGAAGGTCAAGATTGAGAAATCTCGATTCGGATCTGAGGGTCGAACCTGTGGCTTCAAAATTCTTTGGGGTGACGAGGTTAGGATACAAGATGAAGAATCTTGGCTGGAGGCCATCAAGGCTTCTGGGACTGATCGATACCGAGTTGGCGGTGGTTGGTATTATCTGAAAGACTGGCAAGGTAACGAGACGAAGTTTAGATCAGCCGACTGGATCAAAAAACTTCAAGATCCCTCGTTCAAACAAACTGTCTTTGACATTATGGACGAGGAGATCATTAAGAAATTCGATACTGAAGGTATTAACTTTGGTGTTGATGAATGATCATCTTCGGATGATTAAAGAAAAATATGTTTTGTTATTCATATTTACCTCCTTTTGGCCCCCTTGGCTTTATGCCTTGGGGGTTTTTTCATGGTTTATGTTTGACAAATTGTGTTATCGTGTTACATTACCTACAGGAGGGCAAAATGAAGAAGATAAAAGTAATTCATAAAGATCATGAATTAATAGGCTATCTTATTGAAGATAGGCCAGAAAAAATTGTTGTCACAAACGAAAAGGGTAACATTGAATTTCATTACCCCAAAGACCAATGTAAGTACGAAATTCTGGAGGAGAAATAATGAAGAAAACAGTAATGCTAACTGACGGCTTAAATCAGTTCATACGCAGTTACATCGTAAACCCCACGATGGACAAGCATGGGAATCCAATTGGTGGATGTATTGGTTTTTTAAAATCACTACAGAAAACCTGTAATGAATTCAACCCAGATGAAGTTATAGTTTGTTGGGATGGACACGGTGGCTCCCAAAAACGCAAAGAACTAAACAAAAATTATAAGCTTGGTAGAGCACCGATTAGATTCAATCGAAGGCTAATAGACTTACCTCCAGAGAAACAAGAGGAAAACAAAGCCTACCAACTCATCCGACTTATGGAGTACCTAAATGAATTACCCATTATTCAATTGGTTATTGACTTTGTTGAAGCAGACGACATTATTGCTTTTGGAGCAAGGAACATTAAGTATGACGGATGGAATAAAATTATTGTTTCCTCAGATAAAGACTTTTTTCAACTCTGCTCAGAAGACACTTGCGTTTATAGACCGATTCAAGATAAACTGGTTTGCCAACAAGATATTCTTGATGAGTTCCGTATTCATCCCAACAATTTTGCCCTTGCTAGAGCAATTGTGGGAGACAAATCAGATAACCTTGCAGGTGTACCTGGCGCTGGTATTAAAACAGTTGCCAAGCGTTTTCCTTTCTTGTCTCTCGAAGAAGAATTTGACTCTGAAACAATTCTCAAAAACTGCCATATGGCTGCAAAAAGGCTCAAGATACACGAGAACATTATCAGGTTGGATGCCCGTATAAAAAACAATTATCAGATCATGCAATTAAAGCACCCAAACATCTCTATTCAAGGCAAAATGCAGCTTGAATACGCTTTGCAAAACTTCGAACCTGGTTACAATAAAATGAACTTTGTCAAGATGCTATTCGAAGATGATTGTGGGCATTTAAACTTTGATAATTTAAATCGAATCATGAAAAAAATAAAATCAACTTGACTTTTCAATCAACCCTGTTATAATTAAAAGACACACACAAACACCGGAGAAATTATGTTAGATGAGAAAGAGACCTTTCTACGTTTTGGAAAATCTTTTCAAGAGAACCTTTGCCAACTTATGTTAGATGACCGACCATTCTGTGACCAAGTTTCAGAAGTGA